CCCGATACGGCATATTTTCGGTTAAATAAAAAGAACGGAACACCACGTACACCAATTTCTTTTGCTTCGCTGATGTCGGCACGCACATTGTCGGCATACGTTTCGTTTTCTATGGCTGTTTTCAATTCGTTAGTGTCAAGCCCTATTTCTTTTCCCAACTCAATCAACGTAGGCAAATCGTCCACATTTTTTCCGTCAATGAAATACGAACGGAACAAAATTTCTTCCGCTTCGTTTTGTTTACCGCTTTTGTGGGCAAAATGAATAAATTGATGTGCCTTGAATGTATTGGCAGCAACGCTTTTGTCAAATTGATAATTCAATCCGGCTGCTTTTGCCATTTGAACAACTTGACTGCTCTTTGCAGTTGCCTGCTCCAAAGACATTCCCATTACTTCGGCTGTCAGTTGGTTAAGGTTTTTGTTAGGCTGTGTTTTCAAATCGGGCATCAATTGAAAACTTTTCCATTCAACTTCTACGTTGTTTTTGTCCGCAAATTGCGACAAGGCTTTTTCAAACTGTGTTTTCCCTACATAACAATACGGACACATTACGTCCGACCAAATTTCTACTTTCATTTTTTTTATTTCTGATTTGTGATTAACTACTTCTAATAGCGTTTTGCTTGTTTCCAATTGTTCGTTGTTTTGTGCCGATGTTGTACACGAAGCAAAAGCTACGGCAATCAAAAACGGGTATGTCGCTCTTAAAATTTTCATTCGTTTGCAAATGTAAAGGCATTGCTTTACTTTTGCAAGTAGTTACACAAATGTGAAGTAGTAACATTAAGTAAAGCATTGAACAAAATAGGCTGTTTATGAGCAAAAAAAAGATTGCATTAATTGAAGAAAATTGTACGGCGGAGGGAATAATGAACGGAATATGCGGAAAATGGTCTATGCCGATTATTTACACGTTGTTTTCGGGAAAGAAACGTTTTAAGGAATTAGAACGCAGTTTGCCAAGCATTAATACCCGAATGTTGGTAAAGGAATTAAAGAGTTTAGAAGCGTCCAAAGTTGTAAAAAGAGAAGCCTTTGCAACTGTTCCGCCTACGGTTGAATATTCGCTAACCGAAAAAGGCAAAGCCTTAGAGCCAATCGTTTCAGCGTTGTATAAGTGGGGGCAAGAACACGTTGATTAGTTCCTGTCTGTCCGTTGTCTGCCGTTTGGTTGTGTCCATTTATTTTACAGTCAATGGTTCAGGGTTTGATGTTCAGGCAGGAGTCGTTAGATTATATGCAAGCATATAGACGCGCTATCGAAACCATCCGAATCTGTGCATTTATGGCAGTTTAAAACTTCACCCGTTTTGTCCTCGCTTCATAATCCTTCATCATCTTTTCAAACTGCCGCTTCATTTCGGAGGTCAGTATGTTGGCGTCCTTAGACGTTGCGCTCCCGCTTAGATGAATGACCGGCGCATAATGAAACGTAATATTTCCCTGCGGGTTGTTGCCCAACACCGGAACAGGTGAAAACGGCTGTCCCTTAAATTGAAATACCTGCGCCGTTACCCGGCTCATGGCATTTATCAACGGGCTGGCTTTAATGTTTTGCGCAATCGTTTCTACTAAACGGATACGGTGAATATCCTTTAACGCGCCTGTCTTAGCCGGTGAGAAGGGCAGGTAATCCCGTATCTTGCTCACCATGCCCCTAATCGCTTCAATAGGTTTGTGCGCTACGCTCTTAATACCTTTCCAGATACTATCCACGATATTTTTACCGGCGTTCAGGAACGTCGTACCCAAACCAAACAGCCAGCCGGTAAAGCCGTTGAAAATCGCTTTTACCCTGCTCCATAAGTTAGCAAACCAAGCTACTATCTTGTCCCAATGCTTTATCACCAAGCCGTGCGGCGTGTAATTCAGGAACAGGGATTTTATACCGTCCCATCCGGCTCTGAATATTGCCTTTACCTTTGTCCATAAGGCGGTAAACCATACCCGTATTTTATCCCAATGCTTTATGATTAAACCGTGCGGCGTATAGTTAAAGAACAGGTATTTTATTACGTCCCATCCGGTTTTGAAAATTGCCTTCAGCTTATCCCATAAGCTGCTGAACCAAGCCGTGATTTTACTCCAGTGCTGAATGATAAGCCCCGCCGGGGTATAGTTGAAAAACAGCCCCTTAATGCCTTCCCACGCCTGCCGGAATACCTTTGTAACCTGCGCCCACAAGCGACTGAAAAATGCCTTTATAGTGTCCCAATACTTATAAATCAGGAACGCCGCCGTTGCTATGGCTGCAATAGCCAGCAACATAGGATTGGCAAGGAATAACCTGCCGATGAATAATACCGCCTTGCTGACAAAGCCTAACGCGCTGGTCAGCCCCTGGAATACCTTAGTGCCGACGCTGACTAATTTCATGACACCACCGAAGGCAAAGGACAGCCCGGACAAGCCTAAATTAAACGCGGCAAATGCCGCCACGCCCAACATAATCTTCTTTGTCAGTTCCGGGTTCTTTTCTATCCAACTTTGCAGCTTATCAAGTAGCGGCGTTACCCTTTTAAACAATTCATTGACAGAAGGAATAAGCGTCTTACCTAACGCCGCCGCCGCTACTTTAAAATTGTCCTGCAAAGTAGATAGCTGCCCGTAAACAGTTTTACTTTGTTCCTCTATACCCCCGGCAAAATAGGTATCGCCGATTTTCTGTAAATACTTTTCAATGCTGGCAGCGTCCTTTGCAATAGTGGTCTTTACACCTCGAAACAGGAAAGTAACTTTATCCTTCGTGGAACTGGCTTTGATACCGAACTCCTTTAAACGTTCAAATTCCCCGGTGGTTGCGTCTGTTACTGCCTCGATCATGTCGTTAAGGCTTTTACCCATTGCCGAGGCAGTGTTGCCGTATGATTGCAGGGATTTGTTAGACGGGTCAAGCCCCATGTTCTTCAGCTTGATAAACCCGCCCATCACTTCCTCCAGACCGTAAGGGGTACGAGCTGCAAAATCATTGATAACCTTAAAGGCTTTTTCTGTTTCTCCTATATTGCCACCTAATGCCGTTTTCAGGGCAACCTGCAATTTCTCCATGTCCGCCGCCGCCTTCAAAGGAGCAGCAAGAAGCCCCGCCGTAGCCAGTCCTATCCCGCCGGTTTCCTTACCGAAAGCAAAGGCGGATTTACTTAACGCCTCCGTTTTTTCGCTCAGGGTTTTCAGTTTGGATACAGACCGGCTAACAGCCTGGCTGATGCCCGCCGTCATTTTATCGTATGCGCTGAGTACGACCGCTATCTTTATGGTCTTATCCGCCATCCGGGGGCTTATTCAATTTTTGGTGGAGCTTGTGGGCTTCGTGGAACCAATAGCTTATATCTGCCGTTGTCCACGATAGTATTTCGAGAGGGGATTTGCCGAAAAAATGACCCGTAAAGGTTATTTGCTCGGCGGTAACTAAAAATTTATTTCGGAGAACTCGGTTTGAATTTTTATATAATCGTTCATGGGTAACTCGTCCAGTTCTTCCGGTACTACGGGGTTGCCGCCTATGAATACCGTGCGGCTCATGAGGGCGTTCATATATTCGTCCTCCCTGCCGCCGGAAATACGCAACGCCTCTTTTGCGTCCTTTCCTTTGCCCGCTTTAATTAGGGCAATACGCCCGTCGCTCAATGTAATTTCTGCCTGTTGCTTGCTCATAATCTTTGCTTTAAATCCGTTCTGAAAATTGTTTTGAATTATATACCGAGGTTAGCCCGGTACTGCGCCAGCAGATCTTCGCCGCCGACTTTGAAAATGTTTGCTTCCACGTCTATCTCTATGATTTCCTCCCCGTCTATTTCCAGCTTGCAATAGGTAGCACCGAAGTTGTTTTCCATTTCCACGTTATCGTGTTGCTTGAAGTTGCCAAGCGGAAAGTCCTTTGATTGCGCGGTGATATAACATACCACAGGAACCTGCGCTACGCGGCTGCCGCCTTCGTAGGTTTCCAAAGAAGCGCGTACCTGTAATTTGATTGCCTCAAACGGGTTTGCCATCTTCTTCAGGACTTCCGGGTAATAGCTGTTCCATTTGATTTTTCCTTCCAGCTTATCAATACCGGAGAAATACTCCATTGCCCCGATCATACCGAGGGCTTTATGCTCTCCGTTCTTGAATTTCACCTGCGGCAATCCTATTTCCTCCGCGCGTCCTAAAAAGGAATTGCCGTCCGCGTATATATTGGCATTGGTCAGCCTGTTAATGGATATTTTCTTAGCCATTATTATTTCAGTGATTTAAGTAAGTTGATGTCTATGTAGCTGTTGAAGGTGATGCGCTCACCGGCGGGCGGAGCCATGAAGCTGATGTCAAAAACAAGGTGTCCCGCCGCTATCTGCTCGTTGCTGTTCTTGCTGCGGTCAAATGTGCATTTGCCATCTATCAACGCACCGCGACCTATCAGGGTACGGATAAAGCTGTTGACGCTTTCCTTAATGGCATCTATCAAAGCGTTATTGATAGGCTTGTCCATGAATTGCAGCGTCGCCTGCTCTACGCTCTCCAGCAGTATGTCCGCAGTACGGCGGACGCAAACGAAATTGTCCGGCGCGGTGCTTACGGGAAAGGAGGCGTTACGGTTGCCCCATGTACGGATGCCGGAACCGAAGCTGTTAAAAATGGTCGTGATACCTTTTTCATTCAGCAGGTTAGCGTCGGATTGCGCATCACTGATACCGGCGGAGATATTACGCTCCGCGCCTACAATGCCTAAAATTTCGTGGTTGGAATCGGACACCCAAAAACCCTCGTTGTTGTCCACCGCCGCGCGTATGCCCGCCTTAAATGCGCTGTACGGAAAATCTATATTGCTGTCCGTTGCGGTATCATACCATTTCAGGTGCGGGTATAAAAGCTCCGCGCGTTTACTGCTGGTATTGAAGTTAATTGTACCGGCTACGCTACGCCCGCTGATTGCCTGAGAAACAGTAACGCCATAAGGCGCGTCCAGGTAGCAAACAGCCCTTAGCCTGGTTGCCATACTGACTAACTCCGTTGCTATGGCGTTCATGCTGGAGTAACCGGGAGCAATCAGGATTTTAGGCTTGAACCCGTACAGGTTATACGACAAGTCCCAACACTTCATGCCGGTTCTGTTGCCGGTTACGGAGTCAATTTCTCCTATCAGCTTTGCCGCCGTAATTGCGGCTGCGTTCAGTTTCTTATAGGTGAACTTTAACGCTGTGCCTTCCGCAATCGTAGAAGATAACACGGTAAAGTTTCCGTAATTGTCCAGCGTATAATCTGTACCGGCAATGTAAGTAACGGGGTCGCCGTTGCTGTCGTTAATCGCTACGTTGCCTATGGGTGCAGCGTTCAGTTTTATTTTCCCGTTGGTAACAAGTTGCGCCTCGTCCGTTACCTGCGTGGTATGCTGTACCGGGTCAAAAATATTGACCACTATCACCGTACCCGCGCCCTGCTTGAATATAGCGTCTAAGGATTGCGGTATGGTGAAGCCGGGCAGCTTGCTCCCGAATTGCGCCGCGTCCCTGTCGCTGTTCACGAGTACGGGCGTGTTTACTTCACCCACAGGGGCTATGCCTACCAAACCAATAACCGCAGATTTTACTACCTGTATCGTCCGGCTGCCGCTCTCTATCTCTATTGTCTCTACACCATGCAAAAAATTTGCAGCCATTATCCCTCCGTCTTTTTGTTGTTGGTTGTTTTTGTTTCCTGAAGCAGCCCCTGCGCCACCAGCGATTGGACAAAGCCGTTACCCGCCGGGAGCGTATATGTTCCCCCGCGATGTAGCGAGTAATCCGTTGTTCCTATGGAAAAATGGCAGGGTACTACTGCCCTGTATGTGTACTTTTTCATTTTGCCTTATTCCTTCTCCCCAAAATCCAATTGCCTCAATAGCGGCATTTCTTCTTCGTCCTCGTTATCTATCTCCTGTACCCGAAGCGTCTTTGTTTCAAAGTCCATCACATGCTCCCACACGCCGTCCTCGTAGCGGACAAATTCATGGGATACGTGGTATAGCCTGCCGCAATCCTCCGGGCGAAAACCAAGCAGGTATTGCTTGACTAATCGTGATAACTGGTGTATGCCTTTTTCACCGCGCAGGAAACGCGATTGCAGGCTAATGGAAAATGTAACGACCAGGTGTTGCGATACTTCGTCCGTGCTTTGCGGTTTGTCCAGCCGCGCGGTCGTAAACGCCACGGTAGCGCGTCCGTTGGTAAAGGGCTTGGAATATTCCGCCTGTGTTTCCGGTAACGGTATGGCGTCAAAGTCTTGCGGTTGTAATTTTTGTTGCAGCCTGTCTGCTATGGCTATCTCCAGCGTCCCGTAATCCATGCTATAATCCTATCCCTTTACCTCCAACGCCGCTATCATTGTCTTACCGTCAAATTTTCCGTCCACCTTGCGCACATAGTAGCTTGCCGCGCCTATGATTATCTCCTCCACATTGTTAGCGTCCACGCTTGACTTTAAGCCGCCGAACACACCGCTTTTGTATTCCATTGTATATCGGTAAGGGTCATACTCCTGATCGCCGATTTTTTCGCCCTCTGTGGGGTTTTTAAACAGCACCCTTGCCGTTTGCATTGATGAACCGTCCGAGGGCTGCCAGACGGCGGTATATCCCATTATTGCCGTCACTGTGTCGAATGTTGCCGCCTGCAGCCCGTCGAACAGGTTATCAAATGCCATTGGCGAGTAACAGTTTTACCGTTGCGTCACCGGCTGCTGCGTCCGCGTAGGCATAACCGGCAAAGGTGTTTCCGCTTGCCGTCTTGGATAGTTTCTTATCCGCCTCCACGTAATACAGCTTATCACCCTGGCTTATGGCTACCTCCGCTTTGGCTACTTCAAACACGCCGGTAAGCGATACCTCCGTTTCCTCACCTTCGCCCGCGCTGGTTGCCGCAACGCCTACCATACCGCCGCCGCCAATCTTTACCAAGTCACCCGCCAGTATTGCGGCGGCGGCAATGACCGTTATTACTTTTCCTTTCGCTATAAAATTTTTCATGTGTTCATTTCTATTTTTTGGGGTCACATGGAACTCGCCATAAAGGCTCGGTTCATCTGTCTATCCTCCTGTAATTCCTGTATGTAAATCCTATCCTGTAAAATCCTGTCCGGTTATGCTCCCGGATTTTTGTAAAAGCCCCTGTGATCCCAACACACGCCGCCGAAGTCCAGCCTTGCTTTTACTTCCACGCCGTCCACTTCCCAACCGTTACGGGTTTCCGTATAAAGTCCCTGTCCGTTCAGGTAGGCATAAGAAAGCATGTCCACCTGTGCGGGGTCGGCGGCTAAGTACCAGCCTTTAGGGTCGGTGATACGTGCCTCGGTAATGATTTCATACGCACCGTTAAACACGTTCACGTCGCCGGTCTTGTTAGCGGTAATGGCGCTCATGATTTTTTGCGCGTCGGTAAGCAGCTCTATCGGTACGATGAAGTACTTGGCAAAAATGTTTAACGCCTCGTCCTCCAAACCTTTCTGGCGCATCATCGCAATACGCGCTGCGGACAATGTAGTTTCACTGATTGCGCCACCGGCTGCAGCCAGGTTCTTGTGGTCGTTATGGAACAGCGTTTTACCGTCGCCCATTTTCGGGTTATTCAGGATAAGCCCCCACATAATGTCGCTTTCCAGATTAGCGGCTGCCGCGCCGAACAACTGGCTCAAACGGGTAAAGCCGTTCAGGTCGTCGTTAATGATTGCCTGCCTTGTAATGGAAATGATTTTACCGTAAGTCTCCAGCTTAAAGTTTTCCTTGCTGTCGGAAAGTTTACCGTACTTGAACTCGCCGTGTTCGTTCACCTTTTCCAGTTTCAGGGAACCGCCGAACTGTACGCCGGTGATTTGTTTAAAATCACTCGCGCTCATTTGGTTGGCTAACCGTTTCCATGTCTGCGGTGCTGCGCTATATGCACGGCGTAAAAACTTGTTCACGACGTTTGCCATCAACGCGGGAAAATCCGAAGTGGCAAGGGCGCGGCTGGCGAGTTCGTCTTTAGTCATGCCGGTAGTCCTTACGCCCTGCGCATCCAGTACGCTGCGGCAGAAGTCCGTTAGCGAATGTCCCCGGTATTCCTTCGCCTTGTCACTTTCCAGTTTAAAGTTGGAAGGGTCTGCGCGGTGCGCTAATGCTTCCTCCATTGCGTTACGGGTTTTCACAGTTTCGTCCTCGCCGCTTATGCCTACACCGGAGGTATGCGTACCGCGTGTTTCAACCGGCGGCTGCGTGTCCGCAAGTTTGTCAATAATCAGCCTGCGGGCTTCCTCTATGCCTACGCCGCGACCTACGAGATCATCGGCGAACTGGTCGTCCAGTTTTGCCGCGCGTACTGCGCCGCGAATATCCATGATACGCTGGCGCTCCGCCTTTGCTCCTTCACTGCGTACAGCTTCTGTGTCCACCGGCGCAGCAGGTGCTGCGGCTGGTGGAGCAGGCGGCTGCTGTTCCGCGCCTCTTTCCTTATTCTCCTCTGCCATTGCTCTATTGTTTGTCCTTTCTTTGGTAATGATTTGTACTTCGTGTAACCGGCTGTTGCTGCGCGTACCGGCGTTGTAATCGGCGGGGATAGGAACCATTGATATTTCCATTGGCTCCCAATCAAGGGCGCGGTAAGTAGGCACTTCGTCTTTTGCCTGCTCGCCCTGCTCATAGATATATACCCGGTATCCTACGGATACGTTGCGGATAATGCCGTTCTTAATGTCTGAAATGATACCCGCTATATCGTCGCGGTCTGAAAAACGCAATAATGCCCGGCACTCATTAGCGGACACCCAAGCCCTGACAACAACACCTATTTGATTTTTTAGTGAATACGCACTGTGGTTGTCCAGAACCGGAGCGCCGCTATTGAGCCGCTCAAGGCGCACAGAAGTTTCGTTGCAATCGAGTACCTCGATGTATTTGCCGTCCCATCCATAACGAACCACCTCGGCTTCCGTAGCAAATACCACCTCGACCGTGCGGTCTTTTTCATTGAAGGTGGCAACATCTACTATTGCCCTAACATGGTTCTCCTCTAATTTTCTTCTCACTATTCCCGGCATCACAATTCCCCTGTGGTGTTACTAAAGTACCGGGTATGCTAAGGGAGTAATAGCCGAGTTTTAGGCTTATTTTGCGGAGACAATGGCAACAGCAGACCTAATTATTAAAAACAAATTCTCCACCGAAGAGCATCCGTGGAGTTTTCACGTACCTGACGGAGCTACGCGGTTATTAATAGG